TTATGAAAGGAAATATATTTATATGCCTCAATAAGGCAACGTACAAAGGGTTAATTCCTTCTAAATTAGAAGGCAATTATGCACGAAAAGTTTACGATATAGATAATGATTTAGTTGAGGTATTACCTACAACATTCGAAGAGGTTGCTATTGATAATAGAGTTAAGTTTGGGAATGTTGTAGAGCTTAATATATGTAAAGCTAAATATTATGTAGTTGAACTAGATTGCTCTTGGTTAGGTGGTGAAGTATCTACGTTGTTAGATTTAGGTTCAAAATTGAACTATCCTAGTAATTGCTTAATGACTAATGCAGAAGCTATGGAATTAATTAGAGATAACACAGATGATTAAGATCGATAGATTAAGAGATGTGTATTTAATTACTGCAACTGAGAACGGAGAGATTAAACTACAAACACAAAGGAACGATTATGCTGAGGCTAAAGCTTACGCAAAGGCTCTAGGTAAGAAACATAAATCAAAGGTGAAAGATAATGTTAAAACTGAAAACAGGAGTATTTAATGGGGTTTACTTATCGTTATTAGAGAACTCAACGAATGCGTTTGATAATTACTATTTAATTGTGTTTACGAATCTTCAAACTAGAGTTAGCGAGGGTAGGGTTGCAATTAAGAGTACAGTTAACGAAAGGTCAGTACTATTATATTTTTATGTAAACATTGCTGCAAACCCTAACTTTACAATGCAGGAAAATAGCTTTTTTAAATACGATGTCTATGAACAAACTAGCTCTACCAATACAGATATTACTGACGCTTCTGTTCTTGGTTTACGTGAAACTGGTAAAGCGTGGGTGAATGGCACAAGCGAGGTTGTATATGTAAAAGAACCCGAAGCTAATATTATTAATTCAGTATATTTAAAAACATGAGTTTTAAAGTAATTAATTTTGAATCCATTAATACACCTAAAGCAGTAGAGAACCCTGCAAAGGAATGGGTAGCATACGGAGAAGATAATGACTACTTCACTTACTTAATTGATAGGTGTAATGGTTCAGCGGTTTCGAATGCTATTATAACAAGCGTATCGGATCAGATATACGGCGAGGGTGTAGCTGCAACGGATAGCGACAGGAAACCTTTAGACTTTGCTAAGATGAGAACCATCTTTAAGGGTGAAGATATTAAGCGTGTATGCGGTGACTTGAAAAAGTTAGGAATGGGTGCTTTCAATATCATTTGGAATAAGGGGAGAATAGAAGTGTCTAGGGCTAAGCATATTCCAATGCAGAACCTAAGACCTGAAAAATCAACAGATGGAGAGATAAAAGGTTGGTACTACTCAGACAATTGGAAGGAGTATCGAAAAGACAGATTCAGACCTAAACGAATAGAAACTTTTACGGGTGCAAAGGGTGAGGAATCACAAGTTTTAGTTATAGCTCCATATTCTGCTGGATTCTTTTACTTTAGTCCAGTTGATTATGTTGGGGCTTTGCCTTGGTCAGAAATTGACGAAGAGATAGCGAATTATCATAAGACTAATATACAGAATGGTTTTGCTCCTACAATGTTAGTAAACTTTAATAATGGACTGCCAGAAGAGGAAGAGCAGTTAAAGGTAGAGCGAGCGATTGAAAACAAACTTACAGGTACAGGAGGGAAGAAATGGTTAACAAGTTGGAACGATGACTCATCAACTGCAACGACAATTGAAACAATACCAATTTCAGAAGCTTCTGAGCAATATAAATTTTTATCTGAAGAATCTACACAGAAAATATTAATAGGTCATAAGGTGACAAGTCCTATGCTTTTCGGTATTAAAGATGCTTCTGGCTTTGGTAATAATGCAGACGAGATTAAAACGGCATCTCAGCTATTCGACAATACTGTAATTAAGCCAAAGCAGAACATGGTAATTGATGCCATTGATAGCGTATTAGCAGTTAATAATATCATTTTGGATTTATACGTTAAGACGATCCAACCTATTGAGTTTATTGAAACTGAAGATTTAAGTATTGAAGAAGAAGAAAAGGAAACTGGTGTAAAAATGAGTGCAATTCCATTTTTAAGCGATGAGCTAGGTGATGAGTTACTAGATGAATTGGAGTTGATCGGTGAAGAGAACAACCCAGACGAGTGGGAATTGATGAGCGAAGATTTAATTGATACTACTAAAGAAGGTTTCCATCAATTTTCAGACCCGTTAAAGTCAGATGCGAACCCAGACGACAAAAGTATCTATGGTGATGTTGGTTTATATAAAGTTCGTTACGCATATACTAAGACATCAAAGAAGACATCTAGTGGTAAATCTAGAAAGTTCTGTGATAGAATGATTGAACTTGCAGGTGGTGGCTTAGAATACAGATTTGAGGATATTGAAAAGATGAGCGACAAAGGAGTGAACGGAAAGTTTGCTCCAAAAGGCTCTAGTTCTTATAGTTTGTTCAAGTATAAGGGCGGAGTCAATTGCTATCATGGCTGGATGCGTAGGATTTACTTCCGTAAAAGAGATAGCAAAGGACGTATAATGAAGAATGAAGGAATGAAGAACGAAAAAAAGGTAGGGAATAATCCATATATTGTACAGAAAGGTTCAGAATCAACTGCTCCTATCGACACACCAAGTAAAGGAAGACTATAATGGCAGCACTATTTTGCGATGAAGACAAATTAAAAAGTTCAACGGCTATAAATTACAACGTTGATACTGCATTTCTATTGCCATTTTTGAAGATAGCACAAGATAAGAATATGCAGGTGATATTAGGAACAGATTTATATGAGAAAATAGAGTCTGAAATTCAAGGTGGTACATTGTCTGGGCATTATAAGAGCTTAGTTGATAATTATATCCAAGACAGTATAATTCACTACGCATTAGTGGAGGCATTGCCATTCATTTCCTTTCAGATTAAGAATGGTTCGGTAACTCAGAAGAACTCAGAGAATGGAACGGCTGCAAGTAAATCGGATTTGAATTGGTTGATCCAAAAAGAGCGAGATACGGCAGAGTTCTATGGTCAAAGAATAGTCGATCATTTATGCGAATATTCTAGTAACTTCCCAGAGTATTCAACAAATTCTGGTTCGGATATGAATCCTATTTCGAATGCTTATAATACAGGATTGAGGATATGAAGTACAATCCAAAACCGAAAAACATAAAGAAATTATTAATATATTTAAGGAGCATCAATGTATAAGGATTTAATAGAAACTAATATAGTTAACACCGCAGCGATAGGAATAAGCGTGTCAGACATTAACGGCATTTTAACGGCAATTGTACTAATTACGGCAGCATTGTATAACATTAAGAAGTTAAGCCATGAGAAGAAGGATTAAGTACTTTGAGCCAAGCGAGTTCGTTTGTGATGGTGTAGAGTGTTACGATAAGATGAGTGATAATTTGTTACTGAGTTTGGAGGCTGCTAGACAAATTGCAGGAATCCCTTTTCACATTAACTCAAGTTATAGAGATAAAGATACTAATGAGCGAGTAGGAGGGAAACCTAACTCAGCCCATACAAGAGGCAACGCAGTTGATATAGCTTGTGCTAATAGTTCAGATAGGTATATAATTTTAGAGGCTTGTATGGCAGTAGGATTCACAAGGGTTGGAATAGCAAAAACATTTATACATATAGATGTAGATCAAGATTTACCTGATAACGTAATTTGGACATATTAATATGACAGGGTTCGAGATAGGAGTAGGATTTTACACAGGCATACTTGTAGGAGTATGGACAGACAAATTTAAAGACGGATACAAAACTTGTTTCTATCTACCATTTATATTCATCGAAATAAATACATATTATGAGTGATTTTTTATTACAGAATTGGAATGCTTTATTGACTGCATTATTAGCATTCGCAGCGGTGGTTGTTGCATTAACACCAACTGAAAAAGATAACAAAGTATTGAGCTACATTAATAGTTTTGTGAGCTTGTTTACTAAAAGGAAAAAGAAATGAACCCAATTTGGGCAAAAGGACTCTTGGCAATAGTGCCTAAAATGTTTACGGATAGCAAAGGTAAATGGAGTTCTAAAAGGACTGTAAGCGGTGTTCTAGTTGTTTCCGTAGTTACTCAGATTGAAACTCATGGTATAACTTGGCAAACCCTTATGTTATCTTTTATTGCAGTTTTGCCACTATGTTTTAGCGTATTCGAAAAAAAGTAGTATATTAGCGTAAAACTTTTATATGTCAAAACGAAACAATAGATTCCGATTAAAGGATGATGAGATCGAAATGGTCAAGAAGCATCGAGCCAATACTCTAGAAAATCTTAACGACAATTCCTCACTTGATATTCATCTCAAAGAAAGAGGGATAGATAAAAAGGACGTTGTATCTGTTAAGCATTGGCAGAACATGGGCGGGGAACTTAGATTCTCAATCGTTACCAAAGATGGTGAAGGTGGATTTGATGAGGGTGGAATGTTTGAGAGATTAAACGCCTTTATTTCTGAACACGCTCCGAGCTATCCTAAGCCCATTAAAAGCGAAAAAGGCACTCATCTATTAGTAATCAATCCTGCGGACATACACATAGGTAAATATGCCAAATCAGAAGAAACAGGAGAAGAGTATAATTCAGAAATTGCAGTTGCTAGAGTTATAGAAGGCGTGCAAGGCTTAATTGATAAGGCGAAAGGATTTGAAGTTGAAAAGATACTTTTCTGTATCGGCAACGACATACTGCATGTGGATTCCGTTTACAACACTACCACTAAAGGCACAAATCAAGACTGCGATGGGAAATTTTGGGAGCATTTTGAAACGGCTTTAGCTTTGTACGTTAAATGTGTAGAGATGCTTAGAGAGGTCGCTCCAGTAGATTGTGTTCACTCTATGTCTAATCATGATTATATGTCAGGATTCCATCTTGCACACGCGTTAAAGGCTTGGTTTAGGTTAGCTGAAGATGTAAATGTAGATGCAGGTGTATCACATAGAAAATACTACACCTACGGAGCGAATTTAATAGGTTTAGAGCATGGCGATGGAGCTAAGATGGACAACCTTCCGATGTTAATGGCACATGAGCAGCCTAAGCAATGGGCGGAAACTAAATATCGTTATTGGTATCTTCACCATTTACACCACAAAGTTAAGTACAAGTGGAGAGATGCTAAGGACTTCATTGGTGTTACTGTTGAATACCTTAGAAGTCCATCGGCTGCGGATTCTTGGCATTCCAGAAAAGGATTTACTGGAAGCGCAAAGGCGGTTGAAGGTTTTTTGCATTCAAAAACACAAGGTCAGGTTGCAAGGTTAACTCACTTTTTTTAAATTAAAGTAATGATCCACTTCATCATAGAACATATATTAGTTATTGCATTGACAATACTTTTATTTGAGCGATTAATACGTTTATTTTGTTTAATTTTTAAAGATAATTAAAATGAATTTAGAAGAAGAAATTACATACGAAGCTAATTATAGTAAAGACGTTATTCATAACCTAGTTAAAGTAGCGAAAGAATACGCAAAGTTTGAAGTTATAAAAGAGCTAGAGCGAATGTCTAATATTCTGTTATTGGAAAACGAACATAAACCAATAGATAAGCGTATAGAAGAATTAAAGCGTAAAGATTAACACATTTTTTCTAGTTGATTATAAGAGAGTTATAGAAATATAGCTCTTTTATTGCATTTAATTAAGCTATTTATTGCCACAATGAAAAGTTTATGTATCTTTGAACCATCGAAAGCAATAAAGCTAAGATAAAAAAAACTACTATTATGAGATATTTATTGATTCAAGAAAATTTCGGTTTAGATACATCAACTGAATACGCAACGCACGAACTTGCAAAGAACGCATTGTATAATAATGTACACTTAGGTAAATCGGCACATATACTAATAGTCACAGGAGATGATAACCCAGTTAACTACAAAATACTATTTAACGAAGTTGTTTATTCAATAGCTAAAAACTAATACTATGAGAAAAAGATTTGAAAAGAACCTAAACGGACACGATGTGTTTATCAACGACCAATGGTTAATGTGGGTAATAGGTAGCGAGAAAAACGCTAAGAAGCAATTAGAACTATATTTAAAAAGCTAAGTTATGAAGAAGAATTATAATACAAAAGAGGTCACAGGTAATATCAATGAGTTAGTAGGGTACTATGTTAGACGATCGGAATGGTTCGATAAGCTTCACGCTAACATGAAAGATAGGATTAAACAAGTAGGTGAAGATAGCGAGATTGGTTTGGAGTTAATAGATTTACTAAAGTCAGTTGATGCGTGGTGGGATCCATCAATGGAAGATCTAAGTAATCTACATTCTCAAGATACCTGCTTTAATTTACGAAAATATGCAGGCGATAAATTAGGTAGATAATCGGATTAAATAAGCTATTAATTAGCATAAGAAGAAAAGAAGTATTATATTTGCATCAAACAAAACAACTAAACTATGAGAACATTACTAGAAAGATTAAAGCCAGAAGTTAGAGATAGGTTAAACTTGTCTTACAAGGACTATCCAGACACTTGTCAGAAGATTGAAAGAGCGTTACACTACAACTATACTATTATTCAATTGAGTATAGACGAGTGTTTAAGTCTGCTATCAATGACAACAAATTATCCGTTATCATTCGAAAATATAGAAACTTTATTTAATGAAAATTAAGATGGGAAAGCTAAAAGAATTATTTTTAAGAAGTAGAGAAAACGTTATGGACGTGGACGATATGAGAATTGAGCAGCTAGATAATGAGTTTGCTAGACATTGCGAACTTAATCAAGAATGGAATGCAGGAGAGCGTTCTCCAGTTACAAGATCAATCCTAGAGTGGGAGCATTTAGGACAACCAATTAGAACTAGATAAGATGGATAGAGATAAGATAGCAGAATTGTACAAGAAGTACGACCTAGCAAAAGACGATGTATTTAAGCATCAGCATTACCTTATAATCACTAGATCTGGTATAGATAAGATACAAGCAGTTGAGGGTATTAAGATAGCTTATGAGGTTATAAGATGCGAACCTAATTTCTGCGTAGTGAAAGCTACAACTAAAGATTTGGAAACATTTGGAAGTGCAATCAAAGGATCTTCTTTTAAAGATGGTAATACTAATTCATTTTATGTGATGGAAATTGCAGAAAAGAGAGCCATGAGCAGGATAGTATTAAAGGTTTGCGGATTCTATCAATTAGGATGTTTTAGTGAAGATGAATCAGAGGACTTTAAAAAGCCATAGATGAACGATAAAGGAAGAGGTTGGAGTCCTCAAACTAAGCTCCAAACATTAATATTTAGCACGTACAACACTAAAAAGGTTGCGTGTCTAAAGATGGATGTTTCACCAACGACACTAAGGCGGTTATTTCTAAACGAAGACCGCTTTAATTTAAACCAATTAAAAACTTTAGCGACAGACAGTAGATTGTCTGTATGCGATATATTAAAACTAATATGAGTTATAAAGAAGAATTATTTGAAAAACTATTAAAGCATTCAGCAGGTATTAATAAGACTTTCGTTGGATCGTTAACAGATGTAGGTAGACAACAGTTTGATGTTGAGGCTAGGAATATGTGTTACCACTACCTAAGAAAACGAGCTTGGGGTTTTACTGAAATAGGCGTTAAGTTTAACAGAGGTCACGCTACTGTGATGCACGGAGTTAAAAAACATACTATTGCTTATGATCGTGGTGGTTATTACATGGAGAACTATGACGATTTAGTTTTACTAATGTCGAAGAATACAGACTCAGAAATTGAAAGCCAAGAAGATTATGCAGAGAAAAACAGGTCTGTCATAGAGAAATTACACGAGCAGAACGGAAAGCTTAAAGAAGAGCTATTCGACATAAAAAAGAATACAAAACTATTATTACGATCAATCAAGGAACAAAAATCATTAACAATTAAATTAAAGGAAGCATGCAATTAAGAGGTAAAGTAGTATCAATTAAAGAAGTCCAAGTAATTTCTGACACATTTAAAAAGCAAGAGGTTATCTTAAAACAAGAGGGTGTTGAATACGATGCTGATGTTCCGATAGAGTTTATACAAGATAAAGGAATAGAACTTGCGAAAGACTTAAAAGTAGGTCAGTCTTACGATATTGATATAAACATAAGCGGTCGAGAATGGAATAATAGACACTTTGTGAGTTTAAAAGCTTGGAAGGTTGCAGGTGTTGAATCTGCACCTGAACAAGAACCATCTGGTGATGGAATGCCCTTTTAGAAGAGTATTAGATATACTCGATTGGCTTAACTTGGAGGTGCTTTAATTAGTGCCTCCTTTTTTTTTGCATACGAATTTAATTTGCGGGTTAAAAGGTGGATTTTGCGGGTTTTGCGTGTAGCTTGATTGTCAGATAGTTAAGGGTGGGCATTTAAGGGCATTAAGCGAGGGCATTTAAGGGCCTTGATTGGGGCAATTAGGGGCAACGCTGATTCTTAGATAGTTACAAGTGGGCAATTGTGGGCAATTATTTTTTATACATATTACTAAAGTAAGTTAGTTTATTAAATATATTATTTGTATATTGCAGCCATCGAGTGGACGCGATAACTAAAACATTTTTATAAAAAGCCTATTTCCGCGAGACGTCCACCTCAAAGAAATAGGTTTTTTTTATACCTAAACATTATATTATGAGCATTAAGAAACTACTAAGCCAAAACGCATTCTGGCAGGTAAACAAAGCAATGGCAAAATTGATCGGTGTAGATGCTGCATTAATACTCTCAGACCTTATAGCAAGAGAAGAGTATTTCAAGAGCAAGAACATGCTTGTAAGTATTAACGGCAATGGTTATTTCTTTGTTACAAGCGATGATATAGAGGACACAACCACTTACTCCTACCATATACAAAAGAAGTGTATTAAAATTCTAAAGGAGCATGGAATGATTGAAACATTTTTGAGAGGCATACCTGCTAAAACACATTATAGGGTAGTAGAATCTAAGGTAGAAGAGTGCTTCAAATCAAGTTCTGAAAAAATTAACAAACTTAAAGATTTAAATCAGAGTATTGAAATAATTAAAGAACCAGTTATTAAAAAAATTAAGAACTGTGATGTAAAAGATTTAATAACTATTAATAAGAATAAGAATAAGAATACAAATAAGAATAATAATAATATAGAGAAAAAAGAAAGTGAAGATAAACCTTCCTCTCTCTCTCAGGTAGAAACTTATTTCGATATTAAATCTTTTGATAAAACAGAAGCTATTAACTTTTTTGAATACTATGAAAGCAATGGTTGGAAAGTAGGTAAAAATCCAATGAAGAAATGGAAGTACGCAGCTAATAGATGGGTTAAGAATGCACGCCCTAAGTACGGAAACAAAAGCGAACCAGTTAGTCTTGCTAAAAAGTATTTCCCTGAAATGTTCGGGTTGGAAGGTCAGGAGGTAAAAGCGTTAGACTTGAATAAAGTATTTGGTGCTAAAGATTAGTTCAGGTCAAAAATTAGTATTAGATTTACAAAAACAAAAACTATGAAGATAACAAACGAATGCAACATGGAGTTAATGGCGAGGTATGAAGATAATCACTTTGACTTAGCAATAGTAGACCCTCCTTATGGAATAGGGTTTAGCGATTACGAGCGTGGCAGTAGCAGTCTAAAGACTAAAGAAAGGCACACTAAGAATGGTAAGAAGAAATGGGATGAAAACATACCTAATGAAGTTTATTTTACTGAACTAAAGCGAGTATCTAAGCATCAAATAATATGGGGTGCAAATTATTTTAATATGCAACCAACTCAGTCTTTTATATTTTGGTATAAACAAAATCCAGTACCAAATTTCGCAGACGGAGAATATGCATGGACTTCATTCTCTAGACCCGCAAAATGCTTTAGCTTTAGGTATTACGGCAATTTAGAAGGTAATACTTCTGCTAGTGAAAAACACCATCCTACTCAAAAACCGATTGCATTATACGAATGGCTTTTAATGAACTACGCAAAGCAAGGAGATAAAATACTAGACACGCATCTAGGAAGTGGCTCTATTGCTTTAGCTTGCCACAACTTAGGATTTGATTTAACGGCTTGCGAATTGGATAAGGAATACTTTGAAGCTAGTCAGAAGAGATTAAAACAACATCAATCACAATTAAGAATATTATGATGGAAATAGGAAAAGAACAAACCTCAGAATCTCTCC